ATCTCTATTGTAGAACTTTACAGTATAGTGTATAATATTACTATGGAGAATTTAAATAGTAACTACATAGAGTCTTACATTAACCTTCAAGGTTTGTTGTCTCAACAGGTTAACAATCAATGTAACACTGACTTTCTGTCTTTTGTCAGATTAATGGCACCCTCTATTGTGTCTGACTTTAGAATGGGGCGGCACATTGAAGTTATATCAGAGAAACTGCAACAGGTAGAAAATGGAGAGATAAAAAGACTGATGGTCTTTCTACCACCTCGGTCCAGTAAGTCTGTTGTCTGTTCTAAGTTGTTTCCTGCATGGTACATAGGCAGAAACCCTGAACATGAGCTACTGACAATATCTCACAGTGATCAGCTTGCCAGTGACTTTGGTAGATCGGTAAGAGATATTGTTAATACCGAAGAGTTCTCAAAGGTATTCAGAGGGGTGGCCCTCCGTAGCGATGTAAGGGCAGCAGGTAAGTGGAAGACAAACCAGAATGGAACCTACTATGCCGCTGGTGTCCGATCTCAGATTGCCGGTCGAGGCGCACATGTGGCAATACTGGATGATGCAATGTCGGAAGAGGATGCAATCTCCAGTGCAGGTAGGCGTTTCATCAAGGAATGGTATCCCGCAGGTCTACGCACACGTATCATGCCTGACGGGGCCATAGTCATAATCAACACCCGATATCACTATGATGACCTCTGTGGCTGGCTTCTCAAGCAACAGGAGAATATGCCTGACTATGAAACAATACCGTGGGATGTTGTAAAGATACCTGCATGGGTTGACGAGGACGCATCAGAGCTTCTTGATCTACCTGTAGGCACCAGCTACTTTCCTGAGTGGAAACCAGATCATGTACTGAAGGTAGACGAGAACGAGATCAAGGCCAGCAACGGTAGCAGGTACTGGAATGCCCTGTACATGCAAGACCCCACACCGGAAGAAGGCGGTATCATAAAGAAACGCTGGATCAAGGATTGGGAGTTTGGTGATCCGCCTACATGTGATTTTGTCATACAGACATTTGATACTGCGTTTTCTACATCAAATACCGCTGACTATAGCGTGATACAGACATGGGGTATCTTCTACATGTACAATCAGGATGAGCAGGGCTACGAAGACTTTGCTCCTCACCTGATACTGCTGGGCAACATTAAGGGCCGCTTTGAATACCCGGAACTGAGGCGGCTGGCGCAGAAGCTGTATAACCAGCACAGACCTGATGTGTGCATGGTGGAGAAGAAAGCATCCGGCCAATCCCTCATACAGGACATGCGTAGGGGTGGGCTACCTGTAATGGAATACCTCCCTGATCGGGACAAGACTTCCAGAGTTTATGCATCAACGCCTATCATGGAAGCAGGTAGGCTATGGATACCCAAGGGTAAGAAGTGGGCGGACGATCTCATTGAAGAACTGATACGTTTTCCCAATGCGGCACATGATGACCAAGTGGATGCCCTGACTATGGCAATCCACTATCTGAAGGATTCATGGCACCTAACACACCCTGATGATCCTGAGTATGATGACGAACCCAGAGAGAAACCAGCTACTTACTGGAATGTATGATTTGGGAAAATGAAGAAAGTATGCTATAATAGTAACAATGAATGATCTTGAAAGAATAATACATATCTTAAATACGGTACCGCTTTACAGATGTAAAAACGTAGATTATTTAGTAAATTTAGTTTTACCGGCAATAAGAAATAATCAATACTTAATTATATCCAATAATGAGACTCCTTTATATTTTGTTACTTGGACTTTTTTATGTAAGAAGGCTTCAGACGAATATGAAGCTAAAGAAAGATTATTAAGGATAGAAGATTGGAATAGTGGTGTTATACCGTGGATAATAGATTGTGTGTGTCCCTATGGTGGTATTTTTCCTGCACATAGAGAATTAGTAAAAATTCTCAGGGATTCTGGTGTAAAGGGAAAAGTAAGATTTTTTAGATATAAGAGGGGAAATAATGAACTTCGTTATATTAGAGTTTAGTAAAACTAAACACAACCTTTATAATAATTTAGATTATTTAGGGCTGAACCCCTATGAGCAAAGACATTTTTGTTTTCATGGTGGAATGGGCGATCCCGGTGGAGGTGAAGGTAGCGAAGCAGAAGGAACAGGCGGCGGCGTTGACCCCGGTGGGGTAGCAGGTAGCAAAGATGGTTTGGATATTGATTCTTTATCCACTGATCCAGAGGGCATGACAGCGGACGAGGCTGAAGCAGAAGCTGCGGCAATGGACATAGCAGCGAATATAGATGCGTATAGAGATGCTCTTCAAAACTTTGGTCCTATTTCTGATCCACTTGGACTTTCGATGGACCCTGATTTTTTGTCTATAGACCCGTACCCAAGTAAAAAATTACGTCGCATCGAGGAAATACCTCGAAAAATGTATACCTCACCCCTTCTTCAAGACCCAGTTCGTATGCTTCCCAAAATGGACAAGCTGGTTGACAGAGAAACAGCCTCAGAACTAGGTAGAGATTATTTAACAATGCTAACCAAAGCTGGAGTAGAAGCAAAGGCTGAAGGTAGAGAAGGATTAGTAGAAGATATACAAGAAGAACTTGACAAAGGTTTACTAGCTGATTATTATCAGAACTATGATCTGATGAATACGCTTGAAAATGTTGGCTATAAAACTTTTGGTACAGGATATCGTGGTCGATTCGAAGCACGAACAGGAACAAACCTCCGATCTCTAACAAGAGATGAATATGGTTCCGGCCCACTAGGTAGAGTAGATACAAGTGAGCGGGGAGCAAACCTAGCTATGTTTCAGCAGTTTGCCTTGGAAAATCCTAATATGACGGCAATGGAAGCTATGGAAGCCTTCAACGCTCAATATGGTCCTACTGGTGCAGTCTCTCCTGTAGATTTAGGATTGATGGGATACGATCCCAATGCTCCTGCTGGACCTCAAGCTCAATCAAGAGAAGATGAAAACTATAGAGGTCTTCTTCAGGGTCTGGGATTAGTAGCTAAAGGTGTGGCCTTTGGTCCCGCTGCTGCTTTTTCTGATTTAATGCTTAGTGGTAAAACAGGTGAACCAACTTCTCCTCTTGGTATTTTGGGAAAAGAACTAGATAAACAAACTGGGATTCCCAGTGCGGTTGAAAGTGCTTTCGATCAATTTACAACTGATCTTGGAAAGGCACGAGACACAGTTGTAGATGCTGTACAAGAAAATATTGTTGATCCTATTACTGGCTTTTTCTCACCAGAGCCAGAGGCTCCTGCACAAACACCTGATTATACCGGAGCAGAAATGGCTTTCTTTGATCCTGTTGATATAGGAAATCCTTATGCAGGTTTAAGCACTCCTGAATTTGAAGCTCAAATGGCATTTGAAGAATATCAGCGGGGTATAGATTTTGATAAGGAAAGAGATATTCCCGGTCTGGAGGTAGATGTTCAACAGGTTCCGGGTTCATTTGACAATATGATATCTTCACTACCCCCATCAAGTCCTGAAGATGATGCGCTGGCTGATGCGTATAATTTTGCTGCCCTCAGTCCTCTTTCCCCAGAACAAGACCCTGATTTTAAAAAAGGATCATTCTTTGAGGGACTTGATCCAAAAGAAACACAAGATTATATTGACAGGGTAGCATTCCCGGAAGGAGTTAAGTTGGTAAGAAAAAGACGAGCGCAAGTAGAACCTCCTCCAACAGTGTCTGAACAGGTTTCCGCCCCAAGAACCGGAAACTTCTTCCCCGGCAGCTTTGACAGACGAACTGCCACACCCAGAACAAGAACACAAACTTTAGCAGATATTTACGGTCTTAGTGAAGAAGATGCTAACAGAATGTTAGGAATCGCATAATGGCAACAGAACGCAATCCCTTTGATCGGATACCAGAAGAAGAAACAAATGTAGTTCCTCTTGCTCCTGAGACGGAGGATATTGATGCTACCTTTGAAGTTGCTGAAGATGGTGGCGTTATTGTAGACTTCTCTGAGAATGTGGAGATGATGGCCTCTGAAGATATTGCTGAATGGTATGGCAATATGGCAGAGGATATGGACGAAGATGATCTGGTAGATATTGCCAACGATGTAATAGAAAACTTTGAGGCTGATAAAGATTCCCGTGCAGAGTGGGAGTCCATGTTTGAACGTGGCTTTGATCTGCTGGGCCTGAAGCTTGAACAGGGTTCTGAACCCTTTGAGGGTGCTTGCACCGCTGTACATCCACTGCTGATTGAGTCGGCAGTCAAATTCCAATCCAAGGCATCCGGGGAACTGTTCCCTGCCAATGGTCCAATCAAAGCACAGATCATGGGCAAGTCCACACAGGAAAAAGAACTACAGGCAAATCGTGTACAGAACTTTATGAACTATCAGCTTACCGAACAGATGCCTGAATACTTTGATGAGTTTGAAAGGATGCTGTTCCATCTACCGTTGATTGGTTCTGCATTCAAGAAGCTGTACTATGATGCCACTGTGAAGCGTCCCAAGTCAGAGTTTATTCCCATAGACCAGTTCTATGTATCTTACTATGCAACTGATCTTTCCAATGCAGACCGCTACACACATGTAATCTATCGCAGCCCGGTGGAACTACAACGAGACATGAGGGCTGGTGTATATGGAGATGTTGAGCTAGGCTCTCCTGCTTCTTATCCCAGCACCCCCTTCAGTGAGAAGATGGATACGATCATTGGCCTGTCCCCCACATCAGACCATGATCCACAGTATGTTCTGTTGGAACAGCACTGTTATCTTAATATTGAAGATGAAGACGAAGCCTGTCCCTATATTGTAACTGTTGAACAACAGTCCAGACAGGTACTAAGCATTCGTAGAAACTATAAGCAAGATGACCCGAACAAAGAAAAAGTTAATCACTTTGTACATTATAGATTTGTTCCCGGCTTTGGTTTCTATGGATTGGGCCTTATTCACTTCCTTGGCAATCTAACAATGAGTGCAACGGCAGCTATGCGTTCCCTCATAGATGCTGGACAGTTTGCCAATTTGCCGGGAGGATTTAAGGCCAAGGGAGTAAGGATGGTTGGCGACAACGAACCTATTTCTCCCGGCGAGTTCAAGGAGGTTGAGGCAACTGGTGTAGATTTATCAAAGGCTATTATTCCCCTTCCCTACAAGGAGCCTTCCTCTACTCTATTCCAGATGTTGAATTTCGTGGCTACTGCTGGTCAGAAGTTTGCGGACAGCACGGAGCAAGTTATCTCCGATGCTGCCTCCTATGGACCCGTTGGAACTACTATGGCTTTGTTGGAAGCAAGCAGCAAGTTCTTCACAGCAATTCATAAGCGACTGCATAAGTCCCAGAAAGACGAGTTCCGTATTCTTGCTCGTATTGACTATGACTACCTTCCCGATGAATATCCATATGATGTTCCTTATGAGGATCGTAGCATCTTCAAGAATGACTTTGATGGTCGCATAGATATTATTCCGGTATCTGATCCTAACATTCCCAGCAACGCCCATCGCATGATGATGGCGAACATGGCGTTGCAAATGGCGCAGCAGTCTCCTCCGGGTATGTTTAATCTGGAAGCCCTGAACAGAACAATTCTTAATGCCTCTAACATGCCGAATGTAGATGAGATACTTCCACCTAAGATTGAACCTCAACCTCTTGATCCTGTATCAGATATTATGGCAGCGGCGAAAGGCATACCTATTGCAGCCTTTCCCGGTCAGAACCATGATGCACACATACAGGTAAAGATGGCCTATCTGCAAGACCCGATGAACGGTGCCAATCCGATTATGCAAAGAATTACTCCAATACTTCAGGCAAACATTCAGGAACACTCTGTAATGAAGTATCAAGAACAGATGGTTGGTATTTCTGAACAAATTCTTGCTGAAACTTCTCCATCAACTCAAAGTGCCGCTACTATTGAAATGGCAATGGCACAGGCAGCACAGCAAGTAATAAATGCTAATAAAGCAATGGGTCAGGCGCAGTCACCAGAACAACAGCTTGTTGCTCTTGAACAGGCAAAGGTTGAGCTAGAAAAGCAGAAGCTTCAGTCTGATACAGTAACAGATGCAGCAGAGCTTGAGATTAAAAACAAAGAACTTGAGATTAAAGAGACTGCACAGATTATTGAAATGCTCAAAGCATCTGCAACAGCTAACTCAAGAGAAGCACAATCTCAACTTAATCGTGAATCTAAAGAAGCAATAAAAGAAGCTGAACTAGCTACACGTAAAGAAATTGAAGAGGCAAAGATTGCCGCTGGTATGTTAAGAAAACAAATGGACGATGATAAAGAAATGGACATGGCTGCATTAGAAAATCTTACGCAGTTTGCTAGTGAACAAATGAAGGAGACTAACAATGATGAAGAAAGGTAAAGGATATCCTTTTCACG